ATGATAATGATGAAGATGATGATAATGATGAAGATGATGATAATGATGAAGATGATGATAATGATGAACACGATATTAATGATGAAGATGATAATGAAGAAGATAGTAAATTAGATTTAGAAAATGAATCTAATGATAAAAATATTAAAGTATTAAAATTAGATATATTAAATGATAATTTAGTTGATCATAACAATAATGAAAATGTTAATTTACAAGATATAAATGAATTACCAAATATAAATGAATTACCAAATATAAATAATAGTTATGTTGAAGAAGTATTAGAACTTAAATGCGAAGATCTTGAACCCAAAAAAGAAGCAGTATCTATTCTATCTTCTGAATCAAAGACAATTTCTATTAATTTAGGAGAAGAAATAAATATATCTGGAGAACCTATAGATTTTAGAAAACTTCAATTACCAAAACTTAGAAGTATTGCTGTTGAGAAAGGTCTTGTACTAAATACAGAAGCTTTAAAATTAAAAAAACAAGAATTACTTAAATTACTTGGTGTTGAATAAGTTTAGAAAAATTATTATCATTATAAAATATATAATATGAGCTGGAGTGTTTGTTATAGTGGTTCTAACAATATTAATTTTAATTTTCCACCAATTATGGCAGATGGTCGCAATTATTCTTCATGGCAACCAGATGCTGTAATTAATGAGAGAATTCAAGTTAAAAAAAAAATTCAAACAAATTGGCAATATCGTCAATTTCTTCAAAATAATGGTCAACAAATTATGAATTATAATTCTCAAGAAGCTTGTTACACAGTTGGTTTAGACCCTCATTATAATACTGATAAAACACCATCTAGTAATGTTCCTTATACATTTAAGGGTACATTTGATACTTCTCAACCAGGTTTTGGATATTGTAATTCAGACCTAAAAAATCCATACTTATCGAGAGAACAATTAAATGCGAGATTAGTATCACCCTCTATTAATCCTGCTAATTTTTCTAATCAGTCGATGAAATAATAAATATATATTATTAAATAATAATAAATATATATTATTAAATAATAATAAATATATATTATGAAAATTCTCTCCATTGATGTTGGCATAAAAAATTTAGCATTTTGTCTTTTTTATAAATCACACGAATCAAACCATTTCAAAGTTATAAAATGGGATATTATCAATATATCTGAAGAAGAAATATTAAAATGTGGTATTATAGAAAAAAATATATTATGTAATAAACCAGCTAAATTTAAAAAAGATAATAATTGCTTTTGTGCCAAACATTCAAAAAAACAACAATATCAAATACCTACAACAGAACAAAAATCCTCATTTATTAATAAACAAAAATTATCAAAATTATATGAAATAGCAGATAATCATAATATTAAATATGAACCAAAAATTAAGAAAACGGAATTAGTTAAATTAATTAATGATTATATTCAAAACATTTATTTTGATACTATCGAAAGTACAAAAGCAAATGAAGTAAATTTATTTAATATTGGATTAAATATTAAAAAAAAATTTAATGAAATATTTTTTAATGAAGGAAAAATAGATTATGTAATTATTGAAAATCAAATAGGACCATTAGCAATAAGAATGAAAACTATACAAGGTATGATAGTTCAATATTTTATTATGTCTGAACTAAATGTTGAATATATTGAGTTTATTTCATCTTCAAATAAACTTAAAGATTGTGATATTAAAGATAAAGAAAAATATAGTGATAGAAAAAAATTAGGAATATCAAAATGTTTAGGAATTTTAACGAATGATTTTAGATTTAATGAGCATATAGAATATTTTAATATGAATAAAAAAAAAGATGATTTATCAGATGCTTTCTTACAAGGATTATGGTTTATTAATAATAAAAAATTATAAAAATTATAAAAATTATAATAATTTATAAAATATTAAAAATATAATTTTAATTTAAAATATATTTTATAATTCGTAATACTTAAAATTAAAAGTTCTATTTAATCAATAATATGGCTGATTTAATAGAAATTACAGAACTTGATTTGAATGATAATAGTAATTTTGGCAGTAATAGTAATAGTAATAGAAGTAATAATTTTGGAGGCGGAATTGAGCTTTTGATGAATGATAAAGTTAGAGATAATACTCGTCTAACAACTGATATTAATTTAGATGATTTAAATCAACTTGAAAATGAACTAAATGATTTAGTTGATGAACCATCAAATAGTAGTTTTACAGCTAAATCTGATTTTTTTGAAAATAAACCAAGTGTTTCTTTTGATGATAGTATTGATAATAATAATAATTTAGGTAAACCTACATTTAATACTGAAAATAACAATGCAACTTGGGATGGTTATGGAAAGTTTAATAATATTCCATTAAATCCTGATAAACAAGTTCCTTTGGAACCAAAAATGTCAAAAGAAGAATTACTTAGAGAAAAATTTAAACTTTTAAAAAAACTTGAAGGGCTTGAAAAAAAAGGAGTTGAATTAACAAAAAAATATACAATGGATTCTCCTTTACAAGAAATGCAAGGAGAATATGAAACTATAATTGAAGAAAAATCAAAACAAAATTCAATTAAATTTCAAGGTAATATGCTTATGGCAATTATTAATGGAATGGAATTTCTTAATAGCAAATTTGACCCTTTTGATATTAAATTAGACGGATGGTCTGACCAAATTCAAGAAAATATTACTGATTATGATGAGATTTTTTCCGAGTTACACGAAAAATATAAAAGTAAGGCATCTATGGCACCTGAATTAAAACTTTTATTTCAATTAGGAGGTAGTGCGATGATGGTTCATATGACTAATACTATGTTTAAATCTTCTATGCCAGGTATGGACGATATTTTACGACAAAATCCTGATTTAATGCGTTCATTTCAAAATGCCGCAGTGAATTCTATGTCTCAGTCTAGTCCTGGGTTTTCTGGATTTATGGGTGGACTTATGAATGATTCTGGTAAAGCACAATCATCTGGTTTTATGGGGATGGGACCACCTCCACCATTGGCAACTCAAGGACCAAATTCTATTCCACCACCAATTAATAGACCAGGTAATAATAATTATGCTAGACCTGATCTTAATTTAAGTAAGAGTAATTTTGAAGATGGTATTAATCTTAGAGAGAATTTTGAAAGACCTGATTTACAAGATAGAAGTAGTAGACAACCTGCTTCCCGTCCAGAAATGAAAGGACCAAGTGATATTTCTGATATTCTCTCTGGATTAAAGACTAAAACTATTAATATTCAACAACCTAGCACACCATCTAATTTAAATAATGATAATAGTACTATTAGTATTAATGATTTAAATGAACTTCAAACTGAAGGAAGTATGCCAAAACGTAGTGGTCGCAGAAAAAAATCATCTAGCAATACTGTAAGCTTAGATATTTAATACATATAATAATAAAGTTATACAATCATTATTATTATATTTTATTCTATTTTATTTATATTTTATTCTATTTTATTTATATTTTATTCATATTTTATTCATATTCAATTTTTAAATTTTTCAAATATTCATATTTTGTTTCTAGTAAATCATTCAGTTTATCTACTTTTATAATTTTATCATTCTTTAATATCTCATATGTTTCTTTAATAAAATCTTTTGAATTTCCAATTATCATATTTGAACAATTATATGCTTTATTTATTAAATTTACTACTTCATTATCAATAATCTCTTTATATTTTTCACTAAACCTAGGATAAATTATATTATTTCCCATACCATAATAAATAATCATTTGTTCTGCTAATTTTAATGCTTCTTCAAAATCATTAATAGCACCTGTTGTAACTGAAACATTGTAAAAAACTTCCTCAGCAATTCTACCACCTAATAATATCATTAAATGTTCAAATAAAGCTTCTCTAATATTTATATTATTAGCTGAACCTTCAAATACTGTATATCCTGGACTTTTTGGCGAAGACAAATTGATAACAACTTTTCTAACTTTTGAATGATGTTTTGATAATAATCCAACTATAGTATGTCCCATTTCATGTATAGCTATATGATCTATCATATCATTTGTAAATTCATGTTCATTTGGCTGCCAACCAGCAATTATTTTATTCATTACACAATCAATATCATTATAACAAAAATATGTATTATTATTTCTTAAAGCATTTAACATTGCTTCATTTAATAAATTTTCTATTTGCGCGCCTGATAACCCTTCTGTAATATCAATAATTTCATCTAAACCTATTAAATCAGAATATGGTTTACCATTTATATGAATTTCTATTATTTTTTTTCTAGTAT